GCCATCTATTTTCTGATGGGGCGGGAGTTTACCGGTGGACGCCCGGGCGGCGCGGTGACCACGCTGCGTCTGAAAGAAGATGGTGTCTGGATACCCGACGCGTGGCCGAAGAAGAAAAAGGCCCGCAAGGGACGTAAAAAGAAAAAACAGGAGACAGCGATAATCGATGTGGAACCAGGTTGATTTACGTATCCGCTCTGCGCTGCGCGGTATTCGCCTTGCTTTCCGGGGACGTTTAACCCGCGTTAAAAGCGATTTAACCATCCAGCAGGTGCAGCTTAAAGGGCTGGCCGGCGAGCAGCTGCAGGACGCCGAACTGTTCCAGCACTTCGGGTTTACCAGTTGCCCGCCTGCCGGCACTCAGTGTATCGTGCTTCCCATCGGTGGCCAGACCTCGCATGCCATCATCATCGCCACCGAGAACGGTGCATACCGTTTGCAGGTGGCCAGCGGTGAAGTGGCCATCTACTCTGATGAAGGTGCTTTTGTGCATATCAAAAAGGGCCGAATCGTCGAAGTGGATTGTGATGAGTACCTTGTTAAAACCAAAAAATACACCGTTGAAACTGAGGATTATGGCGTTACGGCGTCAGCCGGTGCGACCTTTGATACGCCATTACTGAAAGCCAGCGACCAGCTATCCGATGGTAAATCGACGCTCGATCAGATGCGCGAGACCTATGATGACCATGACCACGATCATGGCGGTGATGCCGGCACCACGGATAAACCGAACCAGAAGATGTAACCCCCGCCAGACCCACTGAAGCCCTTCAACTTATTCATACCAGTCCACTCTGTCATCATGGCAGCGTGGACAGACTATTAGACCCGACAACCGGCGACTACGCCGGCACGAGTACCAGCACTCTGGCAAACGCAGTGTATCTGCGTCTGACTATCCCGCTCGGCTCATGGTGGGCGCAGCCGGATGTCGGTTCAAAGCTTCATCTTCTGAGGAGAGAGAAAGATGTAACCCGCGTACATAAACTCGCTCGCCAGTATGCTGAAGAGGCGCTGGCACCGCTGACGGCTGATACTGATGGCCGGGCAAAAAGCATCACAGTAGAAACCTTTCAGGGGGAGCCGGGCTGGCTCCTTTTATTGATCACCGTCATTCAGGCCGATGGTATTACCGTCCCCTTGAAGCATTTTGTGAGGGTTATTTAATGCCGTTTGTCACGCCGACGTTCGACGAAATCCGAAACGATATTCTGCGCGATATTAAGAACCTGAATACCGATGCAGATATTGGCGTTGACAGCGATTTATATATCCGTGCCAGTGCGGTGGCCAGCGTTGCCACTGGTATTTATCAGTATCAGGGATGGATAGTTCGTCAGATATTTCCTGACACGGCCGATACCGAGTTTCTCGAATGGCACTCGCGCACACGCGGTCTTTATCGTAAGTCGGCCACTACGGCCAGCGGCCCTCTGAGCGTTACCGGTGAACCCGGTGCCTCTGCGGCCGCAGGTTATACAGTGACCCGTGGAGGACTGACCTGGACCACTACTGAGGCCGTGACACTGGACAGCGAGGGGAATGGCTCCGTCTCAGCAAGCTATTCGACTGCCGGCGCTGCCGGTAATACCACGGCCGCCACCTCAGGCACATTCACCAGTACACCTACGGGGTTCGACAGCACCGTAGTTATCGGAGTTATGTCCGGCGGGACTGACCAGGAGTCTGATACTGAACTGCTGGCCCGTCTGCTGGATATTATTCGTCGTCCACCTGCAGGCGGAAATAAATATGATTATCGCCGCTGGGCAATGAACGTTGATGGTGTGACTGCTGCCTATGTATATCCTTTACGGCGCGGGCTGGGAACTGTTGATGTCGTCATTACCTCATCTGGCGGTGCTCCATCTGCTGAGATAATTACAGCAGTTCAGGCCTATATTGACGATCAGCGTCCTGTTACAGCTAAAGATTGCCTGGTGCTGGCCCCTACGTTTAAAACCGTCGATATCTCTGTTGGGGTTTCAGTTTCCGGCGTGACCTTTGCCGAAGCCTCCGCAAATATTATTGCTGCGCTCACCGACTACATAGCCCGACTGGCCCCCGGAGAAGCATTTATTAAATCGCAGGCTGAAATGATTGTTTCTCAGGTAAACGGAGTTATTGACCGTAATATGTCATCACCTGCAGGTAATGTGTTGCCTGTGGTGGATGACTCAGTCGTGGAATGGATCCGTGAGGGAACGCTGGAGGTTGTACCGTTATGACATCCCGGCGTGATTTACTGGCAATGCTTCTCCCCCCGGTGGCTTATGATACCGCCCAGGTTTCTCTTAATGCAGAATTAACCGCCGAGGGAAACGTATTTGATAAAACGGATACCACAGCAGGAAATGTATTAGGTGGCGTCACGCCTATATTTTCCGGAGACCTGTTAACTGACTGGGAGCGGGTTCTTGGATTAACACCAGACAGTGATGATTCATGGCAGAAAAGGCTTGAGTCAGTACTTATCAAACTGTCTGAAACTGGCGGTCTGAGTCGTGAGTATTTCATTCGTCTGGCGGGGTCTATTGGTTACACCATCACCATTGATGAGCTAGATCCATTCCGTGCCGGTCAGGGACGTGCGGGGGATTACCTTTATGAGGAAGATATTATCTGGGTCTGGCAGATAAATATTATTGGTTCTGAAATTCCTTCTTATCTGTTTCGTGCAGGTGAATCGTATGCCGGTGAATCCCTCGAGGAATACGGCGACTCTGTTATTGAAACCTGGTTCAACGATTTAAAGCCAGCGCACACACTTTGCATTTTTACTTATCGCCGCCGTTCTACAGGGCCATTTTTCGACGGCTCCTGGGTATACGACGGAACGCTTGATTACACTGTGGGTTACCAGTGAGGAAATATGAAACCACTAATTGATCCCATCGGTACCGATGACGGCCAGTTTCATGGAGGAAACCAGCTTACCGGTACTAAGGGTACAATCGTCACGCCTGACTGGCTCAACGATATTCAGGGGGCCACCCGCTCAGTTCAGCAGGAAATTATTGCTGTGCTCACCGCTGCCGGCCTGGTCCCGGCTGAAGAAACTGCAGGACAGCTGTTAAGCGCTCTCCAGTCGCTGTTTACAGGTACCGGTAGTTTCGGAACGACAGGTTATATACGCCTTCCTCTAATTGTAGGAGGCGTGAAGCGAACGTTAATTATTAACTGGGGTCAGGGTTCAACAACCAGTGAAGGTAACGTGACGGTCACATTACCGGCGGCATTTCCGGTTCAGGCTATGTGTGCTTTCATGACGAATAATGCAGGTGCAACGCCTTCAGGATTTGGTGGTATTTCCGTCAATCTGACTACTGTTACCTTATATTCATCCAGTGCATCTGGTATTGCCAGCGGCGCAGGCGTTTCTTATAACTATATTGCACTGGGGTATTAAGATGACGATTTATTATTCCCCTTCAACAAATGGCCTTTACCCGGATGGTGAACTCTATGGCGCACATCTCCCGCCTGATGCGATTGTATTATCGTTGAGTCAGTATCAGGGACTTATTGAAGGCCAGGCCGCTGGTAAAGTGATCACGCAGAATGGTTCAGAAGTGCCTTATCTCTCTGAGCCGGTAGTTAATTACCGTGAACAGGCGAACAGGAAACTTACTGAGCTACGCGCCAAAGCAGATACCGAGATTTTGCCTCTGCAGGATGCTGTTGATCTCGCTATGGCGTCAGACGATGAAGTAACTCGTCTTAATGAGTGGAAAGCTTACCGTTTAGCTCTTTATCGACTTGATATTTCCGATGCTGAGAACATTGACTGGCCGGCTGTTCCGACAGGGGGTAAATAATGGCTTCTTTAGATGACAAATCTCTTTTTGAAGACATTTTTCGCCTTGAGAATGATACCCCCGCAGAGGCGATAGGGCCTGAAGGTGATATTTCATATGCAAATATCCAGGCCCAGCAGCTTGCCAACAGGACTCGCTGGCTCAGGACGCAACTGGTATCAATTAGCGATTTCAGGGAGTACACGTTTTTCAAAACTGCTGAAGACCCAGATGGAACCATTGCCGGACGCGCTAATACTCCAAATAATAAATTATTTAGAGTTTCACAAGGAGATGGGGATGAGCTTGCTTTTAAATATTATTTGCACAAAGATGGCGTTGCAATTCCAGATACCACTTTAATAGGTGTTGGTTCTATCAAGAATACAATCCGGGAATTCCCTACGCTGGCAGCAGCTCAGGCAGACGCAGATGCTGGAAATATAGAGATTGGATCAAGTGCGTATTATCGAAGCTCAGATGACAATACTCTTTCAATTGAGGTTGTTAATACTGCTGGCACTTTGATCGCAACTGGTAGGAAGATTGCGGCGTATTCTGCTTTGCGGCGAGCGAACATTTTATTCGATCCATTTAATGAATATTCAGCTGTAGACCCAAAATTCGGTGCCTGGGACTGGTACCGTGGAGCTACTGTTACATTTAGCACCTCTGATGCAAATATCCCTTTACCTACTCCAGTAGCACAATATTCAGGTGTGTGGTCAGCTGATAAGTACTACGACCTCACACGTTTACCGGTCAGGGGTGGAGATCAGGTAACTTTTTCGGTGCTGGCATGGTTTCAGGATGCCGGTGCTAAGTTCCATATATTTTGGATGTCATCTGCTGGTGCAGTTATTTCATCTAAATCACAGCTGGCTCTGACTGCTGGTGTAAACATTCCTGCTATCACAGATGTCATTCCATCAGGCGCATCTTACGTCAGGATCAGGGTTGAAAATACCACTGCCGGGACATTTAAGGTCGGCGCTTATGCTGCTGCGTTAGGGGCTATTCAGCCGGAGTTTGTTCGCGCCACACCGGACAAAACTTATCTTTCAGCCGTCATATCATCCGGAATTTCGGGGCTAACATCACGCGTCGATGCGCTGCAGGGGGCTATCTCTGTTGGTTACTCCTACGCGGCGACCTGGCAAACCGGGAAGTTTATCAACCCCAATACCGGAGCCGTGACTGATAACACCGCGCTGAACTGCGCTATCATTCCACACAGTGACGGGGATGGCTGGCTGGTTACGGCGCTCGTTACTGGCTCGGCTACAGCTCTGGCCGTTTACATGAATGCGGCTGGCACGGTGCTGGGAGTGGAGGGGCGCGGAACAACAACGCCGCAGCAGTATACGAATTACCGCCTTAACGTTCCGTCGGGAACCACGCAGATCGGCATCACGGGCCGTAATTCGGCTGAGATGTCTGTTAAAAAACTGGCCGTCGTCGAGACTGCTACTGTGCTGGCCAATATCGATTCTCTTGATGTGCGTGTACAGAAAATTGAAGACTCGCTCGTTTACGACTTCGTTAAACAGGATGTAACCATTACGTCAGGCGCCTACATCAACCGTGCGAATGGTGCGGTGGTGGCGAACAGTGCGTTTGATTGTTCCGTGTTCAGTTATACGACTGGGGATCGCTGGAAAGTCACGGCCCGCGTGAACGGCAGCGGGGTTTCGCTGGCGGTCTATATGAACAGTGCCGGGACGGTTATCGGTACTGAGGGTAATGGTACGACAGAATCGGTGGACTACACCGACTATGAACTGACGCCGCCCTCAGGTACGGCAAAAATCGGGATCACCACCCGTATAGCAGTGCCCATTATTGCCAAAAAATATGTAGTCGTTCCCGGCGGCAGCTCCGTTAGTCCGTGGTCTGGAAAAATCATCGATGTGATGGGTGACAGCAACGTTGCCTATAACAAATGGCAACCCCTTGTGGCGGAAGTGCTGGGGTGTTCATTCCTGAATCACGGCGTTGGTGGTTCGAAAATTGCCAAACCGGATAGCTCCTCAACGCAAATCAGCATGTGCGACGATGTGCGAATTAATGCCCTGGATACATCAGCGGCGGCGTGGATTTGCGGTCCGTGGGCAACAAACGACTGGGCGCAAAATATTCCGATTGGAAGTATCACCGACTCAGTGAATACAACCGTTTACGGCGCGCTGAACATCATCGCTCAGAAACTGCGGGCGCGGGCCCCAACAAAACCTATCCTGTGGGCCACGCCGTTCAACGGCGACTATGATTCAGGAAGGACGGGGGCGTGGGTTGATGGGGAGACGAATCAGTATGGGCGGGTTTCTGACTATGCTGCAGCGATTCGCGCCGTGGCATTGCGATACGGTTTCCCATTGATTGATCTGAACGCCGATTGCGGATGGACGAAGTTTAACAGCAGCAACTTCCTGATGACGGAAGGTGATACCAACCCTTCCCGTATCCACCTCAATGCAGACGCGGGGCCTGTACGAATTTCCTCACTAGTAACAGACAGGCTTACTGCTCTTCAGAAACTTGTAGACTAGTTGCGCATATTTCCCCCTGTTAACTCCGGATTCAGGGGGATATTTCTAAAGCACAACACCTATGTCGTTCGCCTACTCAGTGGACTGAAGGGCCTAATGCTGTCGGTATGCCACTTTAGAACTTCTGCTCATTAACATGCTAATTGCGATTTTTTTTGCATCATGCAAATCAACCCTATCAATGAGTGCATTTATTATTGCTTTTCAGTGCAAAAAAAATCGCCGCGCTACAGCTCGCCGTTAATACAAATATCCCCTTGGGTGGCAGACTCAAGGCCCACCAGCATCCGTAGCAGCGTCGATTTACCGCAGCCGCTGCTGCCCACCAGCGCGACCAGTTCGCCGGCGGCGATATCCAGGTTGAAATTCTGTAGCGCCGTCACCTGTTGCCAGGATTTACGCACGTGGCGAAAAGAGACCAGAGTTGAAGAGGTCATAACTGCTCCTGTTGACGCCAGCGGGTGGCGCGCATTTCCAGTAAACGTCCGGCTTTATCCAGCGCCGCGCCGGTGATACC